TCCATCGATATCACCTTTATCAATTTTAGCCTCTATAGATCTTCCTAATTTATTCCATCGATCCCAAACTTCATAAAATTCTTCTACTGATTTGGTTGAGGCTGTTGGATATTTTTTTATGAAAGCATTCAAACCTAAACGATCTAAAAGATGTTCTTCTGGTTTAGCAATTGCTGGTTCTATACCTAATAATCTCAAGGCTTCATCAGATAATTTTAATGCAAGAGATGCTAATCCACCTCCCCATGCTTTAATCCAATGTTCTATGATCGCTGGTGAAGTTAAGCTACTTTCATAAGCATCAATACCAGGAAGATAAGTCATCGCCTTTCCAATTAACCGTGCTGTCTTACTTGTAAAGACACTATATTGCTCTTCACTGATTAAACCTACTTGACTAGGAGGAACTATAGCACGATTTGTGAAAAAATTCTTATTAGCCCATGTTTCAAATGGAGGGGCTGCCGCTGTTACTATAAATCCTGGTATAGCAACTTCTTTGATTGTTCCAAAAAAGCCTTTAAATGCTTCAGGATCTTCTTTTACAATTGCATTGTATAAACGTCTTGTTAAACCATGAAATAATACTCCAGTCTCAAATGGTACAGGAATTTGAATGATATCATTAGAGATAGGATCACGGAATAAGAAGTTTGTATCTTTAGTTGTCTCATCAATCTCAGCGATATCTTTGTCATCATTATTGGCTACTTGCAATAACAGTGATGGTAAGACAATTCCAGCTGTGACTCTTGTCAGGAAGTCTTGTATAACTTTTGGATCTTTAGAAGCAAAAGTACGTACGAGTTTATCTCCACCTTGAATAGTAGCATTCCAGAAAGGAATAAGTTGATTAATTGCTTTGGTGTATGATCCATATTTAGCAAAGTCTACTGAGATATCTCTAGATTGAAATGCAGCCATTTCTTTTTGCCATCTATCTGTTCCCATTGCATCTATAGCTTTAGCATACTCAGAAAGCCTATTCATCTCTTCAGATATCTCTGCCAAGCGTCTCATAAAGGCAATTGGTCTAACTCTATCTAAACCAGCTCCTAAACCTTTTTTTACTGCCACTAAATTCTTATCTACTGACTGCATGGTAGACATGCCACCACCAGCTTTTAGCCAATCAACATAAATCTCATCTTTATTTATCGATGATACAATTCCACGCAAAGGTTTATATATCTCATCAATGATAGGTACATCTGTATGTTTGGTATATAAAATGCCTCCAAGAAAATCTCTAACAGCATTCTTCTGAATAAATCTAGGATTCAAAATAGCACCAGCTCTTAATGTTCTATTTGGCAAACTTAACAACTTAACAATCCAATTAGATTCTGCTCTTGAGCCACCGCGTTTATATAGATCAGCTATCTCTGGAATTGTCTCAAAGTACTTTGGCTTACCATCAAAATATACAGTAACTACATTATGTTCAGGACCCCATGCTTCTGCTCTCCACTTCTCAAGAGTATCTGGAATAATCTGAGCAAGCATGTTGACTATATTTTCATCACCACCAACTTCGCTCATCTTAAGATCTTTCTTCTTAGCTTCCTTAAGCATTGATTCAATAATCTCATTACGAGTAATTTGGTAAATCCGTCTCTTTTGCGCTGGCACTTCTTCCATGAATTTGCCACCACGTGGATTTACTTTAGTCAACTTTGAAAGTGTTTGACCAAACTGATTTTTCTCTGAAGCTTGAATCATAGCAAATGTGTTATTGATGATAGATTCAAGTGGATCTATGACTTCTCTAGTACTTCCAAAAATGCGTTTAATTTGATTATCAGCCTGTAAACGTCCTGTATCACCACCAGTTCTTTGACCAATCCTTCTTTCTCCTTCTTCAAAGAACCTAAAGAAAGGCACATAGAACTCATTCAAGGCTTTTATTTTATTGAAACTGTCTTGAGAGATCATTCCAGAATCGCGGTAATATTCTAAGACTCTGTTCTGGTAATCATTCAACTCTTCTGCGATAGGATCATATTTTGCTTCTAATTGCTTAATCGTATTAAATTCTGTAGCTTGATCTAAACCACTTTCAATTCCTCTTCTACGCAATAAACGCGATCGCTTAGCCACTAGATAGGCTGAAAGCTCTTGACGCTCTCCTACTGTCTTTATTGGAGCCAGTATCTGCTTTAAACCTTTACCATTTGCTTCTAACGTCTTTGCATTAAAAGTTTCATGTTTTAGAAAGACTTCACTTTTACCTACCCATCCTTTTAATACACGCGCTTGTATATACGCATTTAGAGGGCTTTTCCAATTTTCTACTTGTACTGGATCAATACCAACTGTATCAGCTACAGCTCTCTTAATCGGAAATAAATCATCAAGTAAAACAGTCTTTACATTGTCCATCGTGAATGATTTATTGAACCAATCTTTGCCTTTCTTCCATAAACTCTTATCAAAACCACTCTGAATATGAGCATATGTCCTGGCAACTGGATCTGCTTCTAGATAACGCTCATACATATCACGAGCTTGAAGCATATTATCTAATACTTCAGGAGCTTGTTTCTTCATGCGCTCTTCAAAGAAACTATAAAACTCTGGAGCTAACAGTTTAGCTGAATCTGGTCTTGTGACATACATTCTTACAAATTCAGCAAAACCTTCCAAATTATGAGGCTCATAGCGAGAGATAGGCCTTAATTCGTGCATAAATGGGGCTAATTCACGCTGAATTTTTTGCAATTGCTGGGTAGTTGTACCTTCTCCACCAAGTAATGCCATATGGAGCTTATGACCAAATTCATGCGCTGCTGTCTCGATCATCCCAGCTTCTTTAAGACGAATAACATTTGTTCCAAATTTGTAATATCCTGAAGCTTTATTTTTTAATTTAGGTGTGAACTTACCTATTCTAAATGGTGTATCTTTAAATGATTCCTTAAATAAACTGATAATATCCGATTTCTTAGGAACATTAGTTTCTTTGCCCGATGGATTTAAAGGTCTTCGTTCTTGCTCTGGTTGTACTAGACCTGTACGTGCTGTTAATTCTTTTGGTAGTTTTTTCTTAACCTCTCCATGTTCTTTTATACGTTTTTTAGCTTCATTTTCGAGTTTTTTTCCCATCTCAATTCTAGATGCATAATAACTTGGATTATCTACATTTTCTAAAGCATCTTTGTATAAATCATTAGCTTGATCTAAAAGGCTCTGAGAATACGAATCTACTTCATATTCTTTACCTTCAATTTTTAATCTATTATTGGCGGATGGCTGTTCGGACTCGGCTTGCTTAGGTTCGGGTTGAATCTCATTCTTCTTAGTCTCCAAATCAAAAACTTCTGCTTCAGTTTTTTTAGATACTCTATCCAAGATTTCATCGACTTCTTCAATAGTTTTTGCATTGGCTAACTCCTTTTCATCTTCTAGTGTAAACTTTTCTCCTAGTTTAGAAGCGACATTCTCCGCTGTCTCTTTACCTCTCTTTGCCCATTGAGCAAGCTTTTGTGCTGTTGCACCAGCAACTTTCAAACCACCAACTAATACAGCATTATCAATAAAATCTTCTGCTGTTGGGATCTTACCTCTAAGAGCTTGTGGAACGACTGTAAGTGTTGCTATTTCTGAAGCTCCTTTAGCTGTTCCACGTATAACAGATGATTGGAATAATTTAGCTAACGGCGTTTTCTCTAATGCTTTAAATAGAGGGTTAACTGCTATTAAAGCCCCTAATGCTCCAGCTTCTGCTGTAGGCAATGCAATTGTCTTTAAAGACTCTGGATTTGTGACTAAATTCGATATCTGCTCAAGTGTCTTGCCTGATAATTCAGGATGCTCACTCACAAGCCTTAATGCTTCATTATAGGCGGATTCTAAAAGAGTCTGCGTTGCAAATGCTCCTGATCCGGCTAAGACAGCACCCCAAGGTGTTTCAGGGCCACCTACAGGCAAAGAAGCAGCAACACCACCCACTGTAAAAGCTGGCAAATCTCCAATGATCTTAGATATGTTTTTAGCTTGTCTCTTAAGAAAAGGAATCTCACTTTCAGATCTTTGTAGCAGAGTTTCATAATCTTGAATCCCTCTACCTGTTAAAATACCTAATGCTGATTCCTGCTGACCTTCTTTAATGGCTTGTGCAAATGATATATCTCTACGGTATTTCTTAGGCTCTCCAACACCAGTTACAAGCACTTGATTAGCATAACCTGGCTCTATTGGTATACGAGCTGCTCCCTCTTCAGTAAATAGCTTGTTCTCAGCAATGAGCTTTCCAACTTCTGCTATAATATCTTCTGCATCTTCTGGTGCTGCTTTAGATAGCAATTGCAGTGTTGCTATGCGTGGATCGGTAGTAGGTTTTGGTAGTTCTGTTGTTTCTATAGGAATGAGCTTCTTAGATGCTTCCTCATTTTCTGAAAAGTAATCTAAAATTGGCTCTAATGTATTACGATAGGCTCTTGTAAAAAACCCCTCTTGAGGCGGAAGAAATCCTCCTACCCTTTGTGTTTCAACTGGTGGTTTAAATCCACCTACTGTTTTTGGCTCTTCAGGCGGTTTAAACCCTTTTTGTACTGGTGGTGCAAATGGCATCTATACTTTTAATTTCCATGTCACGCCATCACTAACTATGACATTTCCATCCTCATCAGTCGTTTCTGTTCCTTTATACTTCTTAGCTGGATATTTCTTTTCAAACTCTTCTATCTGCTGAGCGACTTTCATGCTCATCTGCTGTCCATCGATATTTACATTAATTTGCTCTTTCAATTGCTCTTCAATATCTTGTGGAACTGGCTCTCCATATGCTTCATAAGTTCTTTTAGTCTCTTCAGCATATGTCTTAAGCTCTTTATCTAGCCTTCCTAATACATCTTTCTTTTTCTTTTCATCAGCCGCAAAATCTAAAAATATACTTCCATAAGCATCTTTTTTCTCAAATGGCTTCTGAATATTATTGATGCGATTCTTATATCTTATATTTACTGCATTTAGAGATTGAGGCAGTGTGATATTTGGTTTTGGTTTTTCAGGATTTCTATCTTTAAGTTTCTGAAGATTAATTGCATCCGGAAGTTCTGGATTAAGACCTTCTCTCATATACGCTTCTTTACGCTTGGCTTCTTGTTGTTTCTCTAAGACACGCGTATAAGCATTCTGAAGATACTGCAAAGCAGGCCCCTGCCTCTCTGGTGCTACACTAGATAAAATCTTAGCAATACTATTCTGCACCGCTTGAGGATCTCCAGTATTTGCGACTTCAGTCAAAATCTTCTCAATCGCATTCTCATCTTTTACTCTGTTAAAAGACTGGTTGAGATTCGTTCCTATCTGATTTGCAACTTGAAATGCAGGTGTCATGTATAACTCCAACTTGGATCGCCTAATGGCTTTTGAAATTGTTTCTTATAGCTGGGTTCAAAACCCTTTCTTGTTGGTTGTTGAACAGCTTGTGGCGCAGCTTGTGGTTGTTTAAATATACCTGATACCGCATCTGAAAATGATGGACTACTTAGATATCCTGCTGCTGATTGCATCAAATCCTGACCCGCTGTCGGCATATTAGGTGCACCACTACCAGCTCCCAAAATAGAATTGATCGCTGTCTGCTTTCTATTCATAGCACCTTCCTGAAACTGTGCCATATGCTGATTAAGCAGTTGATCTAAATCAACGCCTGCTCTTAACAGCTGATCGTCTAAACCAGAACCTCTCTGCTGACCACTAGCAATATACTGTTGCTGAATCTGTGGTGCTATTTGATTAGAGAATAATGATTTTGCAGGCTCAACAAAGCTCTTTTGAAAAGTTTTATCATCAGGATTATACAGATCACTATAAGGCCCATTTCCCTCCAATGATGCTAATAATTTATCAACTAGGTGACGTTGTTTCTTTTGAATCTTAGTCTCAGATTGGGTTTGACCTCTACCAGCCAGAAATCCGCCACCAATAGAACCTGCCGCGCCTATTCCTGCTGTTATTAATGCTAACGTACCTGGGTCCATATTTCTCCTTACGGCGACAATTTAGTCCATGTCACATTTGTTGGGCTGTTATGCTGAGTCAACATCTCTACTTTATTCGTAGATAGATTTATATTTATTGAACCTTGAGCTAAAAATGTATCGCTAGCTTGTCCATCGGTATTTCTTTGGTACAAATCAGGTTTACTATTTACCGCTTCTGCAATATCAAGATACATTCTCTTTAGTTTAACAACTAGCTCTTCAACTGTCATTTCATCAGATTCACCAAAGTTAAAACTGTCTGGTAAATTAGCCACTTGTCAAAGCTCCTGGTGAACAGTGAATCCGCACACTTGTTATTCTTAACTGAACCGATGGGCTCTCTTGTTTCATTACTATTGTCATAAAGTTAGATTCATTATCTACACTCATCGATACCCATTCTCTAGCTTGCGGTAAATCTTGTGAAGGAAAACATATAATATCTTGTTTGAATGGTGTTTCTTCCTCATCTGAATAAATATCTACTTTTAATATACCACCATTATTATCAATTAGAAATTCTATTTGGCTAATATAGCACTTTCTTCCTTGTGACCTATATGGATTAAATGGAATGGTCTTTGCTGAAAAACTTATGACTTTAGTTATATGACCAGTATTTAATACATAAGGCGTTAACAATGTGCTATCTAAGTTTATCTCTATCGACGTTGGTGTAGCCGATATTACAATATAAGGCGTATAATTGAGATTATCCCCACCAGGATCAAAATTGTTAATGCCGCTTTGTCCATTTATATCTAACATCCCTTCTACTGATGATATTGTTACTCGATCTCCTGCTATTATACCTGTTGGTGAAACTGTTAATGTTGTGGTGGCTCCAGTTGCGACTGCTGTAATATTTGAAAAATAATCGTCATAATCTTGATTAAGATCATAGATAAAACCTAAGTCATCACCTGCTAATGTCTTTTGTACACCCTCACCTAAACCAACTTCATCCCATATCTCTTCTGTAGTATCCCATGTGGCCCATGATTCATTACCTGATGCTGCTTCAATCTCATCCCATGTAAGATCTAATCCTAAATCTATCTGTCCAAATACACTTAATCGTAAGTCATATGTTGACCACGTTTCTTCTTCATAGTTTTCAACTAAGACTGCGTTCTGTGTATCTGAATCTGACTCAGATATCTTGTATGACCAAAGGAATTGATTATTAATCCTGTCAAAGCCACCATACGTCAAATTAAATTGCTTTTGATCTATAACATCTCTTGTATAGTCTGGGATCTTATCGTCAGCTCTTAGCGATCTTCTGCCATCTGTGCTAAGTACACCCGTCTTACCTAAAGATCTCACTAAATCATTCCACGATACTGCTGAGAATTTAGCATTCGTTCCTAAAACTCCAGGAATAGCTCTACCAAAATACGGGTTAAAAGCATCTCTTGTCTTTTCAAGCGTATAGCTCATACGATCGAAATTAATACACAAAATTTGCCCTAGAATCGTAGCTCCAGTTATAAACTGATATGTATCGGCTTGAAATAGACCAGCACCTGCTACATTAAATTTGTCACCATTACCAGCTGCATTTCGAATTCCTGAATACAATACGCCTTGATTGTAAGTAGTTCCATTGATGACTGGTACAATGAAATTCAATCTCTCATTGAACCATAAGACATAGTTTGCTTTGGTGAGAATTCCGGCTAATCCTGTAGACGGATTTAATGGAGGTGCATAGTTTGGATTGTCTACAACGCTAGTATAATCCTTAACATCCACTCCATCGTAAAAGAAGATAGAGGAGCCTGCACCATTAGCTGTAATCCTTTCTCCAGTAAATACAAAACGACCTGTATTGGTTGATGTAGGATATGATGTACCAGAGATATAAAACTGCTTATCATTGATGGCAAACCCAGCATATCCTGCCATTGTTCCACCAAATGCTACCTGATCGAATACACCTGTTCCTGTATTGTATTTGTAGAGAAAATTCTGATCGAAAGCTAATAGATTTTTAGACCCATCTGGAAGAGTATGTTCAAAGATGCCAAAGACTCTTGTCTCTCCTGCTAATCGTGGAGCAAAGTATCCGATTCCTTGTCTGGATTGCAATACTTGTCTATAGATAAATCCATTCTGTATATCTTGAAAAGCATCAGCAGGCTGAAGAAAGTTAACGCCTTCCTTCGATACACCTGTTTGAAATCCAGTAATCTCGTAAACATCCATTACAAAGCTCTGTAGGTTATTCTATAAAACCAAGACAGGTTAATAGCAGCAGATTCACAAGCAGCTCTTAAAAATAATCCTGAAGCATCTGAACCATTGCCAAATCTTAAGGCCACTCTTGGTGAAGTTGAACCTTGTGTTCTTACGTATTCTGCCCAACCTTCACATGTAGTCCCATTGCTACGGAAATAACCTTTAACAACTGATAAATTCCCAATTGCTGTTGTAAACATTATCACTTCTCCATAAACATTTTTAGGAATAGCGACAATATCTGTCATAGTCGACGTGCTGGTTATAATAACTGCGGCAGCAGGGTTACTATTTTGAAGAAATGAAGGAATATGCTGATAGATCCCTTGAGTATTACGATAGAAACCCTCTACACGGCCTACATCAGAGTTAACCAACTTAATATACTGGACTCCATCCATACCAGTTCCGATAACCGGATCTGTAGCCACTCCACCTACTGTAAATTGAGGAGATTGAATAAAACGATGACGACCATCAACATTACCACTCACATTCCAAAAATGATCTCTTGTTGACGCTGTATTGGTTCCAACTACGGAATTACCCATCGTCTCTTCAATATAGGTCGTATTCTGATTCATTGGTGTTCTATTAGCTTTAACAGAAATAGACCCTGAAGGGCTACTAGAATTCCACGGCATATTTACCTCACTAAACCAAGGGCTTTCTTCTTAGCTTTTACTTTAGGCAATTTAGCTTTACCCATATCTTTTTGAGATTTCTTCAATGCTGTTGCCATTCCAGGTGTCTTCATACTCAATTGCAATTTATTTAACTTTAATCTATCTACTTTTTCTTTTTTAGTAGCGTAGTTATCATCTGCATCTTTTATTTTCTTAGCCATTTTGTATCCTTTAAAAACGAGGGAGGGCCCTCGATTGTTTTATCTGGTTATGACTCCTCGTAAGCATCAACTTACGCTCACTGCCAAACACTCTTTCTATTCTCTGTAAGGATTCTCCTTCATAACGGAAATCCCTCGCATAATTCATTGCTGCACCATATGCCAAATACCTAAGCCAATAGTCAAATTGAATAGGCTCGTCAGCATCTGGATAGTCTCCATTCTTTTTATATCCAAATATCTTCACTTGATATGCTGTATTTGGAATCGTCCTAAACGTAAATTGATTATCATAAAATAGCATCATCGTCGGATAGCCAGGAATCAATATTTCATCATTGTTGATCCCCCATATGCTAAAAAATTCACCAGGATCTTGATAAATTGGAAGCCAGTTCCATGAAACTGAATTGTTCACTGGATCTAAAAGCGATATAAAAGCTTCTGAGGATATATTTATAAACTGCGTGTCTGCACCTACATCATTAAATGTGTACACACCTGTTGTATTACTTTCATCAATAGTAAAGGTTAGTGTTCCAAATGACTCAAATAACTTCGTATCATTAGGCATTGATAGACTCACAAAGTCGTTCAATTTACCCATTAGCATTTCATCACTTGAATCAGGATCATTAGCATTGCGCTTCCCAATTATTTGACGCATCAATGCTAATACATCTGAAACAAACCTCTCCCCTGTAGCCATATTAATCCCGATAGATTGGTGTTAATGAAAATCTGGGCTTCTTACTCTTAATACGTGTCTCTCTTGATCCATCTGGATTGTCAAACCATCCCCACTCAGGATTCTCTCTTGTTGCAAGATGATGCACTACACATTCAGGTAAATCATACTCCTTACCAGGTATCAATGTCGCATCAAAATGAATCATCTCATTGCTTAAATGCACTTTCTGAGGATTATTCGGTTGATCGTTACTTCTAAAGATCACCCTTTGCTTAGGATGAAGCTCAATTGGACATTGCTTAATAGGATAGCGGTGCATCTTCAGTCTATGATTCATCTTACGCGCTTCCTCATTATACAAACGATATTCTCTTAACGTAGTCAATGGCATATCCTCAATTGGCAAACGCTCTTGAGCTACTTTATTTAATGCTGAATCCATCACACCGTCTTCTGTTGATTTGTTTAGTTTAGCCATCATTATCCTCATCATTAAGGTAATTAAATTGGGTCTCTATTAAATTACAATAGCCTCCAACTACATAAGGAGGATAGTTAGTAGAGTCAACCGGAAGATTAGTCACTGGATGATACAACTTAAATGTCTGCTCACCACTAACTATTATTTTCCACCTGTAGTTATTCAATGGGTCCGATCCATGAGGTATTGGTATAGAGCCATTTAGATTAGTAAGTCTAATAAAACTCCCTGTATGATACCCGTGAGCTTCTTCAGTAGTGACTTCACATGGAGAAGCATTTGTTATATTGATTACATTTGCTCTATGCGGTACTTGACCCATCTTCTAACCTGTCATAAAGAGATATGTCTATCAAATATTCTTTAGGTAAACTCTCTTCTTCTATCATGAGATTACAGAATTCACTGTTTAACTTGAAATAATCTTTTTTACTTATTTTAAACTTATACTTCTCATACATCTTATCCACTCTGCAAATCTCTGGTCTTGTCTCATAGATCGTGCATAAGTTGTCTTGGCCCAAATACAAACATGCGCCATCTTCTCGCTGAGGCATGAAGCCTAATTTACCTGCTTTACGACAACATGCTCCACATTGTGAGCATTGAAACTTTAACAAGGGAAGGGACAGTTTGTCCCCTCCCAATGTTCTTTCACTCATAACTAAGCTAGATCGCCCAAATCTGTAACAGAACCAAATTTGTATACCTCAATGAGGAATACATCATTATCACTTTGCATAACGTCTGTACCAGCGGTTAGCTGATAAACGATAGGCTTAAAGTTATATGGATTTGGATCATATGGGCTAGATTCGCTGTATGGTGATACTTGAGGGTTATTCAACGAAATAACATGTGTCTCAAGAGTGATACGTCCACCTGATACATAAGCTGTAAATGCTGTACCATCTACAGGCTCACCTGTGATGACATCTTTCAAGCTAAATGTTGTTGGTGATAATACTACAACTTTATAACGGTTGTTATTTAGTTGACCCATACCTCTATCTGTATTACCAACATTTCCCAAATCAGTAATTCTTACGATCTGATTCGTTTGAAATGTGAATGTAGAGTGTGTCACTACAACGGGATCTGTTGCGGTAATATTAGAGATAGTCGCATGTGATGTGCTCTGACCACCTGATGTATTAGCTACAGTAAATCCATTAGTTGACGCATCCTTAAAGTTAAATGATGCACCAGCCGATGAATCAATTACTGTTTCTTGAAATGCGTGCGCTGTGGTTGTTTGATCTCTAAACCATACGGAAATAGGATCTCCACCTGCCGTTGCTGTCCATTTTGTCAGGTTGTTAAACACAACTTTATCCGGTTGAAAATCAAACGAAAATGTATGTGCTACACCTGCCGAAATGAACTTATATGCGGCAGTCATTGTTTGCCCTTGGAATAGGTCTGACATAATTATCCTCCTTAAGCTGCTTTAGTTGATAGTAATGTTACAATATGGGAATCGTCCAGGATTGCAGCATTAAACCAAGCTGTAAAGCCCATAGATTGGAATCTATTTAGATAGTCATTGAAACCAAGTGGCTTCAAGATCATCTCTGTAGATACTTCATCAATACCTACATAACCATAGGCATTAGCACCAACAAATGTATTGTTATACACTGGAGGATTAGCGGTAGAAACTTTAACAAGCGTAGATGTTACCCATCGGGCTTCATCCGTTGCACCAAACTCTGCTTGCAATACTGGCTCTTGTGAACCATATTGAGAGGTCGGAACGAACGCATCCAAATTACGAATATCTGGCTTTAAATTGACGTGCGCTGTTACCCAGAAACCACTTTCTACAGGACCTGTACCAAAACGTGAAGTTCCTTCGATAGTAGGAGTCATTTTCTCGGTATCATTATCATCAAGATATTGAATTGCACGATTTACGTCTGTCTGTGTCAATTCAGTTATCGCATTACCATTGTTGCCGTTAAGGCAAGAAATCTGAGGAACTGAAGCGTCCCAAACATCCCTTGTGACCTTATCTAGCATGGTGTGCATGCACTGTGAAAGGTTATCCGCTGTTTCTGATGCAGTATCATCTTCTACTACTAGAAGAACTTTACGGCCCAAAAGGACAACTTTACCAAACTCTTGAACAGTTACGTTAATATCAAACTTCTGAACCTGCTCGGGAGCTGGATCAGCATCTTGTGATAATACTACTGGATCAGAATTCAAGTTCTCTTGACGTCTGAATGCCATAGTATCCGTATTCTTTTGTGGTAAACTGAATGCTCTACCAAAAAGATTATGCACGCAGCGTGGTTTAGAACGCTGTAGAAGAGCACGATGTGCCCATCTATCGGCCATTGAGCCGTAGCCCGATGTTGTTGTAATCGACATATTTTACCCTTATGCCTATCTACGCCTTTTTTGTGACTGCCTCCAAGCACTGAATTCGGAATCACTCATACTCATAACATCAACGGCTTCATTCAACGCAGCCGCTTTAGGTACACTCGCAGGAGAATTAGGTGTATCCTTTTTTTCCTTCACTTGTGCCTTCAATTGGCTTTGTTGCTTCGGTGTTAATGCTTCCATGAGTGTATAAGCCTCTTCGTACCGGTTTGTCGCTGAATTAATTGCAGACGCTAGATTAGGTCTTTGTTTTAAAAATTCTGATAGTTGCTCTGTTACCTTCTGAAACTTCTCTGGATACTGCTTTACCCATAGTTTCTCTTCCACTATCCGAACTGCTTCCATCTGTGAGCGACTTAAATCCTCACGAGTAGCCGCTTCAAATCTTGAAGGGTCTTCCTCTTGTTTTGCTTGTGATTTTTGTCTCTCAAGATGTAGCTCATGTTCTAAATCCTGCCTCTTTTTACGCTCTTTTTGTAGAGCTGAAAGTGGCACTTTGGTTTCATGAACAGGTTGTTCTTCAGGTGTATCTTGACTTAATCCTGTGTCAACCTCTTGTTGCTCCAAGATTGTGTCAACATTCTCTTGAGGATCAACGGTTTCCTCATTTTCCATAATTCTCTCCCGTGTAAAACGTAGATTAGCCATCTACGAAGGCATAGCACCTTTTGCTTGCAGGTAGGCGACACCTGATGTATTAAATTCGACTTTTAACTTTTCTTTTGGCTTCTTTGGAGCTACCATCCATAATAATTCGCGAATTCCTCGCTTATTACATATCCAATACACTAATGTATTACTTAGAAATGGAGGTATCTTCTTTGTTATCTTTGGTGCATCAATCTTAAAAACACTTGGATCTTGTGGATCAAACTTAGCGTGAAACGTTAAGAAATAACTCCCTTCAATCCTCTGGTGTTCGTTAACAGTTCTATCTACCCAATCTTCAATGGATTTTTTTAACGACTGTTTCTCGTCGACAAATTGTCTTGGGAGCATCAAATTACTAACTGGATCTAGCAATAAAGACATATTACATTCCGCTCTTACCGCGTAATGAATCTTGTTGCTTCTGTGCTTTCTGAAGCAGCATATTTGCTTTAGTTTGGTCAGCGTTCATCCCTGGACCGCATTTTGGTGCAATCCGGCTAGCTGCACTCATTGGGTTATCTTTATATGCACACATGCCTTTCGCATTGTCCATAAATTTCCCCCCGCCATTTCCTTTATCATATGCCATTGTTAACCTCCTTGGTTTACATCTTGCATAATATTATTTTGGGTCTGTTGCTCTTGCAACGTATTTTGTCTCTCTTGATTCTCAAATGATCCCATCGTTTCGCTATTAATTTGATTTGCCTGCATAGCTACTTGGGCCTTTTGCCCTTCTCGCCCTAATGCCTCTTGCTTTTCCAGGCTGTTTACAAACTCTAGCACTCTTATAATACGGTCCTCATTCATCTGAGCAATCTCAGTAATTGCTCTAGCTCTATCGAGTGCTGCTTGTGCGATATTTTGCTGTGCTTCTGATTCGCGCTCATCTTTAAGAGAGAGATTACTGATAACTCTAGATCTACGCTCTTGAGCTAATCCAAGATTTGCTTCCTTCTCAGAATCAAGTTTCTCCATCTCTTTGACTTGAACTTGCTTAGCAATTGCAGCAGCTTCAGCAACCATCTTATCTTGCTCTTGAATATCTTTTTCAAGATCGCTAAGTCCAGCCATAGACAAGGCTTTGACGATTGCTGCTTGTGGAACATCCACAATACCTTCTCTCTTAAGATTAACAAGCTCGTAATAGTAAGCATCTTTTTGTGATTTCGATCTTACACCTTGCTTAATGACTGCATCATATTGTTCAAATTCTTTTTCGTAGAATTGATCTGTAGGTTTTTCTGCTAATATCCTCTCAATTTTACCAGGTGGATAGTGATTTTGTATCACTGTCATCACAAGACCGCCAAGTAACTGTTGAGCTGTCTCGATATTATCAAATAGCTTACGATTACCTCTAAGACCTTGAGCAATTCTTACTTCAGCAAGCTTACCAGAAATTTGAGTATTGCCTTTCTCATCAATACCCATTGACGATTCATTAACATTAGATAGTGTTAGTGTTAGGTTATCTAAGATCTGCTGATATTCTATGAGTGAAGGATTAGCAGCTCCTCCGTGAAGCTCTTGTACTGAATCTAAGCCTTGTGGTGCATGTTCTGGATCTACACCAATAAGCTTATTTTGACCAGATTGCTGCATATCTTGTGGATCTGGTACAGAACCAATAAGGTATTTGAATCCTGTCGATATGGTAGAATCCATCATATCAACGATCTTCATATGTCTCTTATTAAACTGACGCTGTGCCGACCAGTTTACACCTGCAATGCCTTGCAATCTAAGAGAAGCCTTCCAGATTGATGGCTCCATATAACAGATTAATGGAACAAATGGATATGTCTTTACGATGCCTGTCTTATCTTCACCACAATAGACGCGTTGGCCATTCAACATAATATTGAGTTCAACAAATCCACGATCTACATCTCTGATCTCTACATGAGGAACTAAATCAGCATCGATATCTAGCTCATCGGCATTAGCTCTCATATTATCTAATCTGGCCAAACCAAACTTCAGTTTGTCTAGATCTTCTTTAGGAAGATCAGTGATATCTCTATAAAAAGAAGAGCGCATATCCACAAGAAATTTGCGTCTCTTTGTGATGCGTTTATAATACTGATCGTATGCTACGAGATTCTTATTTCTTGAGAATGTGGTAAATTCTGGATGATATTGCATGAACTTATCATCGCGATATCCAAAGGGAAGCTCATCAATAAATTTAGGATCTACAAAAGGACATAACTGCTTTACAAGCTGCTTATCTACTAGATCTCTAGTGATAGCAAATGCACAATCTGTAAGATCTATTCTTTCAAATGTAGGATCAAGTAAGAATGAATTATATGTGCGTTTGAAGAAAGATATTTCACCATTGATAAAGTCTCTGGAATAATCCATTTGAAGGCCACAAAGCGATATCCCAGACTTAAAAGATTCATCGCACGCATCTAAAAATGTCGGAAAGCCTTGACCTTTGTCCCATACATAATATCCCAGCTTAGTAAATTGATCGGCTGTTTGCTGATCTGAGCCTTCTACGGGTGCATAGACAATTTCATTGATATTATCTCTAAGATATCCAGAAAAGAATTGAAGTGGTCGTCTAGTGATATTAAATTCAATAGGTTCTCGACCAGCTTTTATCAATTGTTCGCGTTCGTCATCACTCCACGTATACCCTGCTGCTGCCAGAGTATAAACCTGAGCATCCTTTTGAAAAGGAGCCCAATAATCCCTGGCATAACGCCAATTAGTTAGGTATTCTGTGGTAATTTCATAATCTGTATACATAAATCTACGTTATATTAATCAAATTTAAATAAGCAATACTATATAACTCGACGCAATCTAGATTCTACTGTTTGTCTATGTTTTTCAAGTGAGCCTTTCATACTGGATAGTGTCTCAAGATGACTTACCGCTTGTGAAGCGTATTGGTGAGCATCTGCATAGTTTGAAGCATCATTATGGTATGGTTCTTCCATATACCTTCCTGTAGCTTCATTCCATTTCTTACGATACTTACTTAACTTATCTACTAACTTCTTTACTTTAGCAATATTGAAAACAACTCGTTCTAATTTTATCCTCGAATGCGATATAGAAAGTTGTTTATCCATTTTGGGTAATACGATGAATTTGGTGTTAGTACTCGCAAAAAGGCGTTTAAAATCCCTTTCGTAAGTATTAGTAACATCCAAAGGATCGCGCTTAGTAGAATCATGAGGCAGGAAAATAGTATTGTAGAGATAAGGCTTATCTTGTAAAAGAAACTTTGCATAGAAGTCAACGTCCTTATTCTTATCTTCGTAGTAATCTATGTATCTAATTTCCCCATGAGCTATTTGAAAGAAGATTATAACAGTAAGGTCATTTACGCCTATATCCATAGCCACATAGACAGGTAATAGAGCATCATAAAGAGAAGTATATAAGCACCTGTTATCAGCATAAGCTTTATTGATAGCTTCGGCATAATAGAAAGCGTCTGATGAAGATAAGAAGGCTTCCGATACAGTTGATGGGAATTCCTGCTTTATCTTATCACCAAGCAATTTTCCTTGTACAGCGTACCAGTTACGTTGATGTTGTGTGATAGTCTTGCCAGTATCCCTTTCTATGCGATTGAAGTAGTCTGTGAGACTTGTATCATACTTTACTGGGTCCTCTAGCTTATAGCTTGGTTCTTCTAGCCATGAGTAGAAGAACAGTTTGTAATCCAGTGGTGATAGATCGTTATTACCTCTTTGTGCAGCTGCTGTTACTAGATCAGCATAGAAACCTTCATTACCTTCACCAGTTGATTCGATGATGACTTTTCCATTGGTAGGAACGGTTTGTAATGTACCGGTAATAACTTCTTCTGCTTTTTGAGGGTTTCTAGCACATGTCTTACCGAATTCAGATACGAGTACTATTTGATAAGCACTACCTCTAAGGGTGGTATCTACTCTAAGTACTGAGCCATTAGCGAAAGTGATTTCTCTGGCAGAGCGGCCTATGATTTCAACATTTAGCCATTTAGGTAAGTTATCAAGAGCATGTCCGATGATTCTCTTAAAGATATGTTGGGCATGTTCAAGAGAATAGCTAACGATACCTGCTGATAGGTTAGGAGTCCATATGCAGGCATCTAACAGGTATAGAACTGAGAATGTAGACATCCCCAGTTGTCTAGCTTTGAGGATAAGGTTTCTGTTGTGGAGATTATTTAAAACATCTATTTGGACATGATTCATCTTGAAAGGGATATCATACCCGTTTTTGTCGATGATATGATAAAGATGGTCAAGCCGGAAGGCTTTATCATTAAGTTGATGTATTTTGATGCTCATCAATAATTTGCTGTGCCTGAGCTGGAGTGATAGAGGCTTGTACGACTTCTTTTTCTAGAGAGGCTTCGAATTTAGCTTGCTCTCTTTTTTCTTGTTTAAGGAAGTGGTCATAAGTAGTTGCATTTAGATCATAAGCTTTAACATGTAGTTTATCAGCAGTAAGCATTTCTTCTCTTCTATAAGCAATATATGCTTTAGCAAGCTCATACGCTTTCCGAAACATATCACATTCAGAAGCCCAAATAGTGATTTTAGAAGGTGCAATAGATTGAAGAGCGCAGAATTTATTTAGATTAATGCTATCAGGCAGTTTAGCCCATTCAACAAGATCGTTAGCTATTTGATTTCTATCATGTTCTCTTGGTCTTCCAGTAGCCATTATGCCTCAATAGTTATTGGTTTATAAGGCTGATTTAAAGTTAGCAGGTCAATGGGAATATTGGTAGGGTTATTTTGAGGGAAAAGTTTAATAATGTTTGGGTGGGAGTTATTATCGATGGAGAAGATTTGGATGCAATCGCAGAAAAAATTAAATTTATGAGAGTTGAATTTTTGTTTTTCTTGATTAGTGAGTTCAATGGATTCTGATTTTAGTGAGTCGTAGAAGTTATAAGTAGTGGCGATAAGAGTATCAAGAGAATCGAAGTGATATTTTTTATATAGGGCGATTGGCGGTAAGAGTCTTAGTACATAGATCATAAAATAAAAAGGTGAGAGCAGATGGAGCTACTCCCACCACAAAAAGGGAATGAATGAACGTTTGAGATATATAGGATTTATTTTTTTTGATGCAAGGTATATTTGTTGTTGACGTAATTGTTACCATTTTGGTAAACATGCGGAAAGCCATATGAAGTGGCGCAACAAAGAGGTGATGATGAACGCAACTGTATATAAGTGTGAGTGGATAGCAGGAAGTGAAACGGTAGCTCTGATAGGTATGAAGCGCATCACGATACCAAAAGAGAATCGGTTAGAATTTTTGCAGGGTTTGGTAGGAGGATATATCGATATTTATCAAGTGTATGGCCATGATTTGGTATTCAATGACGAGGGTATGGATGTATTACCGCCGAATAAATTGATATGGGATAAATATGGTTTTATTCTATATGGCACTGTAATAGAGATAGATGGAGTATTAGATTAATATGAAAAAGTTAGATGATTATGAGGATAAATTTGTTGATATGGTAGTTGATGTTGCATTTGATTTAAATGTGACTAACGATGAACGCGTTGATTTGTATTATAAATTTATACAGATTTTAATTAGGCGTTTGTATGCAGCGATACCAAAAGAGAATTGGCATGAGGTGTATACGAATCTGGAAGCATGTAGAAACTTTGGGTTAGAAAAATATAAAAGAGCAAGGGGTGAGTGATGGACAAGCAAAGAGAGAAGATGTGTTTGCTATTGAGAGAGTATAAGAATCTCATGCAAAAGGAAAGAGCTTTAGATGTGTATAATATCATCGAATTAGAGATGACGGTAGTAAGCTTCTTTTTTGGTGGATGGTTAGCGACGACACATGGCGATAAATCACGTGTACAAGAGATGATAGAATATGCGATGCAACAAGCGGAGAAGCATTATGACGATTTTAAAAAAGGCAAAGGTGTGGGCAAAGGGGAGGAAGGAGAAGACGTGCATAATTCGTGTTGCGGAGAAGATCCATGCGATGGCTAAGGAGGAAGCCGAGTTAGAGAAGATGAGTTTAAAGGAATGGATATCTAACGTAATAGAAGGGCAACTGATGAAACTAGGTAAATAACAAAAGGAGAATGAACATGGAAGCATCAAAAGGCAGAGAAATTAAACCTTACTAACTATTTTAATCTCAATAGGATAGACATCCATTACGATTTTTCGCTTTGCGATGGATAGTGGGGTGTCTACTCCTTTTACATCAACGAATTCAATATCTCCATTAGCTAAAAATAAAACAAAATCTACAACATATCTTATGGAATGAATATGAAAGGGGACCTGTCTTAAGAAGAATAGAATTTCACCAGATTTTTGTCTTAAGAGTAGCTGTTGATAATACCTAGCTTCCAATTTAGATGGGAAGTTGATGGAGTCAATTTCTGTTCTTTTTGCCTGAAATTTGTGTTTCACTTTTTTGATTCCTTATTTTTTTCTTCTTGGTTAACCCTCTCATAAGTCTTCTTAAAAATAGAATCCTTACAACAATATCTCTCACCCTCTACCCCTGTAATGATCCAATCTCCAGGAGAAACATTCATCATGCCTTCTTTAGTATATATTAAAAGTGTGGGGATTAGCTCTTACGACGGCGTCGAAGCTGACTCCAAGGCCTTGGAATGCCGCCTCCTTACTCACCCTTATCACCCCACATAGGTGAGTTATATTTCCTCCGGTGGTTTAGGCAACGGCATCCAATGAGTAGGTGTATAAGTTTCTTCAGATAAAGAAAATCCATTTCCTTCGTACCAATACCACTTATTTTTTACTTTATGAAGCATGCAAACACGATATCCCAATATTCCAAATGTAAATATCCACGTTTCTTTAGGAGCTGATTCGATAGGTTTCCATTCCGTTTTTCTCATCATATTAGAATCTTCCGGAATTTCCGAATTGTTGGTAGGATCAATATTCACCTCTTTTATTTCCCTAACCCAAGGACGTTGTGATTTAAAATATTCTGCACATATTTTTGATTCAGTAATAAAACTATAAGGAGGATTGTCAGTGTGAAAACATTCATAAATAATATTACCCATCAGACTTCCTCCGGTGGTTTAGGTAATGGCATCCAATACAAAACATTAAATAAAGGTGCTCCGGTTGCAAAATCACCCATTGGATGATGATTATATCCTGTATATGGAGATTTATATCCCACACATGCTTTCTCATCTGCATCAAATAAAAGAACGTGGACGTCAATATCTGGTTCTTTGTCTTTAATAGAGACCCATTTCATTCTGGTTTTTCCATACGAATTTCAGTGATAATATAATTGATATCTTTAAGGCATGAATGCCGATAGGAATGGGTAAATTTTTTAGGAACATAGACGCGCAGTTTACAAGCAGGACACACATAGATATCGTCATTTTTTTGTCTAATGAAGTAAAAGACTTCAGAAAAGATGATTCCGATTATGATACCAGCAATAACAAATATAATTAGATAGTAATCCATTATTTTCCTTAAATTTCATTCATCGTAAAATTGTTCTAAATGTGTATAAACTTCATCTGTCCGTTTATCTAAATATTCTATCTTCTGATTCAAAAATTTAATTTCCTTATGTAGACTATATATCAATCCTAAACAGTATCCAATACCTGTCCCCAGCAACGCCTGAATAATCACCATTTTAAGTTCCATTATTTTCCTTAAATTTTTTCTTCTTAACATATCTTCTAAATATGAAAGTATCTCTATAGGTTTTTTGATATGCTTTGCGAGCAATAAATGAACATTCATCGGAGCAATATTTGCGCATTCTGGTAGAAGTAAAAGGTTTATTGCAAACGGTACATTTAAGTTTTTTGATAATCTTCTTTTTATATTTCTTATCAAATTCGATATCTCTAAGAGCGTAACACTTAGCAGAGCATATCGTAGTTCTTCCGTTTTTAGGAAAGAGCTTGCCGCACATGCAGCAAGCTCTGTTATTATTATTATTCACGGGCCTCAAAAGGGTAATTCATCTTGTATTGGTTGTGCAGTAGCATTTCCAAAAGATGAAGGATTTGGATCTTTTAATGCGGAAGGGGATCCGCAATTTAAAACGAAATCGTGAGCGTAAGCTTCTAGATCTCTTTTCACTTTATTGCTGTCGATGACGACGCAATTATCAAAAAGACGAACGTTATTTATAGTTTTCATTATTGAGGCAGTACCTAGATATTTTTGAGGTCCTTCTTTTTTAGCCATGTATTTGAATTTTACTTCTAAAAAATCAAAGAACATACAAGTAATGATACCCAGTTGAAGGCCGTCATTTGGAGTTGGTTCGTATCCTGATATATGTACAATTTCTGATATGTGTGTGTATTTCATTTACTTTCCTTATTTAGTTTAATCTTATTTTTCTGTTTTTTTTGTTTAGTGTGTTATACGCCATCTTCACAGCAATCTTCAGAGCCAAAACAATAAAATTAATTAATTATTTCCATTTCTTTTAATTGTTTGGCCGTATATCCATTCAAATATTCATCATAAGCGATAATCGAATCATCATTATAATCAATATAACTAGGACAGTTTTCTAAAAGATCTCTTAAAAATTCATCTTCCTGTTCAAGATGATTCATTTCTTCTCCTTAGCATCCTGGAATAATTATAGCCATTGCCATTGCCATCACCATAGCCATCACCATAGAAACTCCCGTTGCCATCACCATTGCTATTGCCATAACCATCGCCATCCCCATAACCATCACCATCGTCATTACCAGACCAATTGCCATAGCCCAAGCCATTCCCATCGCCATCACCATAGTTATCGTAATAGCCAAAAGTATAAAATGAATTAATTATTTCCATTTTCACCAATTACCATAGCCAATGCCGTTGCCATCGCCCAAGCCATCGCCAATTCCATCTCCATATCCGTTGCCAATTCTATCGCCATAACCATTGCCATGTCCATCTCCATAGCCATCGCCATCGCCATAGCCTTTGCCATCGCCAAAGCCATAGCTATAGCCAAAACCATCGTCATAGCCATTGTCAAAAGTATAAAATAAATTAATTATTTCCATTTTCACCAATTACAATGAATGGGGCCGACCAGAGCCATAATTATAGAAATAGCCATTGCCATAACCATTACGCCAGCCATAGCCCTTCCCATAGCCATAGCCATTGCCATTACCATCGCCATAGACATCGTTGGAGCCATCGTTGGAGCCATCGCCATAACCATTGCCATTGCCATCACCATAGCCATCACCATAGACATTGCCATCTCCAAAACTATATCCATCTCCATACCCACTGCCATTGCCAAAAGCAGAAATTAAATTAATCATTTCCATTTCGCTTCATCGCATGAAATTGTGAAAATTAATTGGTTTTTATGGAATTTCACCAGGGGAATTTTTTCCAGTTTTGTTTCTGGTAGTGGCCCTTTCATAGCTAGTTCCCCTAAACCTTCAGTAGTTCCCCACCTACGAATAACATGGCCATTGATTAGGAGATATTCATCTCCGTCTTTTTCAAGTTGTCCTACCATAACCCAACCACGATCTAAAACTACAATTTTCATTATAAAAAACTCCTAATTAATTTCTGTTGATGAATCATCATTGTTCATTTCTTCTCTATCTATTCTTTAGTCATAATATGGTCGCCCTTTTATCTGATGAATAAATTTTTCCACCTTCTTACAATCATTATAATCTCCTCTAAAAAATATCACGGCACACCCAAGGTGAGGAGCGTCACATGTTAAAGTAAAACGTTTCATATCATGAAAAATATGTACTGCATGGCTGATTGGATTGTCTTGCATCTCTTCTTTGCTAAACCATGTACCACATTCACATTTGCCATCAGCTATTTTAGAACCACACATATCACATTGAAGTCTATTGCTTTCTGTCATTTCTTATCCTTAGTATCTCTAAATATCTTATCAATCGCCTGATACCGACTTACTAAATCTGCTGGAAGGTCTTCAGGATTAATAGATACTGATGACAAACTTGTAGCAGGTTTTTCTTGGTACGAGTTTGTAGCATGTTCTGGTGAGTTTGGAGCTCCATTGCCCTCATCATCGAAAGTAAAAATATCTGAGAAGTGTTGCGTTCCGTCTTCTACCTCTTCTTCAGGAATTGGAGATAATGGCAATTGCAATGGTGGAATGACGACAACCCTTCGTGCTGCAAAACCTGCATCACAACTGCATTTGTAGAATGTGTAGGGCGTTGGATTGCATCTATTGCAGTTGTAGATGGCGTCAGCCACGCTCTTTGGGATGCGTGGGGGAATATTTGGATTAAACTGGCTGGTGGCAGCACATGGACAACCATCGCCAGCCAATACAGGCTGATAACATGACAAACATTTAAATGTTGTTGAAGTTGTACAACTAGTCATGATTTTTCCTTTTGTTTAGATTTATCCCAATGAGGGGCAATTTGCATCATCGTTACCATTGGAACTACTGAGTCTTTAATAAATGGCGGTAAAATGATTTCAGGTAAATTAGGATGGAGTTCCTTCCATTTTTTCATGCAGTTATTTACACCAATGTCAGCATAATTCTCACCAAAAGCCCAAGACATGCACTCTTCATACATTTGAGTTACATCGTCTAATGAATCCTCCTCCTCTTCTTCTTTAACTTTAACATAAGTTTCCAGGATAGAGATCAAATTCTTTAATTTTGCTATTTCCATGATTTTCCTTTTATTGTTTGGTGTCGTCTAATGAGAATAGCTCTAATTCTTCATTAAATGGCATTGGTTGATCTAAAGTGGTCTTCTTAATGGCTACATAGCCACCCACATCTTTTTCTTCTTTTTGAGGCTTTAAACCACGTTTTGCAAAAAAGCCTGTAGAAGTTTGTACGCGTTTCTTGAGTTTAACAGGATGATTCACAATCTTCCTCCTCTTCAATCCAATGAAGCTTTCCAACGAATTCAATTTCTTCCCACTTAAGACGCACAAAGGCTCTGCCCTTAAACCGGCAAGCTTCAAAGTTTTCTGCTGATAGCAAGTAGCCTTGACATCCAAAAGTCTTAGGCTCGCTCACCACCACCAACATTCCACCAAACTTGTGTTCCGGATTGATTTGTACTACATCGCCTTTAGCTAATATCATTTTTTTCATCATTTTGTCTCCGGAGGAAAGTAAAAATGCGATGATCCTGGAGGCCACTTTTTGGTTAAGTCATTCCTCCAAGCCAAGATTTTGCTAAAAGTTATGTGTTTATTAATTTGCATTCTACTGAAATACCACCCTTGAGAATAACCTCTTCGGTAAGCCATTTCTTCTTTCAACTTCACTTTGTCCATGTTCATTCTCCTTTTGTCCTTTTTCCCTGTTATCTCACATCTAAAACATTTATGCAAGTGTTTTCATGCTGTTCCTAAATTTGCTTTTAGAGTTTTCCAATCGATAAAAACATCCGCATTACGTGTAAAAGATCTAAGACCTTCTACTGTGATAGGAACAATAATTCTGTTTTTGTGTCCTCCTAGAGAAGACTGAATCTTTTCTATCGATTTTTCTAATTTTTCAATTTCACGATCATATTCACTTCTCATAGAAACCATATTTTTGATTGCATCAACTAACGCATCTTCTTTAGTTTCTCCAACTCCCACAACTTCGCCATCTTCATTTAGATTTTCATAATCATTGCCATCCTCATCAAACATGAAATTTGCATAGACAACATAAACATCTTGGTTAGTTTCTGGATGGACGACTTTAGCTATTCCACAATGCTTGTCAAATTTCTTAGCAAAATTATTACCTTTTTTATTCATTCCCTCTCCTTTTTTATTTCGGCAGATGCCCAATTGTCCTTACAGGCCATTTTAAGGGCTGTTTCAGGCATTCTTACTGGTTTATCACTTAATCCTTCATCACACAATTTTTGCTTTCTCATTAGCTCTCTGAATTGCTCATCGACATATGGTGCGCCATAAATATTTATTAAAGTTTCATAAACTCTTAAAGGTATCACCCAGGATTTACCCCATTGAAAATCCTCTCGATGATTACCAATTTTTCTACTTCTAATGAGGAAAGCATTTTTATCTAAACAGTTCTTCAATGATTGCGCTGCCTCCTGGTTTGCTTTTTTGATTGCTGTCTTTTTTTCTTCTTTAGAAGAAACGACAACAACTGCCTCCTCCGAAGGAGGGGTAGGGGTAGTTGTATTCTTACACTTCTTAAGCTTCTTAATAGTTAATATAGAGGGATTGCATTTTTTGGATCGATTCTTGGATCGATTCTTGGATCGCTCATTTTCATTTTCTTCGTCTACAGTATGCTGTGAACAAGAAAAGTTTGGATCGATTTTTGGATCGATTTTTGGATCGATTTGTTCATTTTCAAATAATTTTATATTCAACACATCTATAAGGCTTTTTTTATTAATAACCGTTTTAGATATAAAACCTATTTTTATTAATTTTTTTAACGCTCTCTGTATTAATGACTTATCTATGTCAGGTTCATCACACATCTCCCACAATTCATCTTCAGATATCAACTGTTGACCTTTTTTCAGCAAAATAGGATTTCTATGAACATTTAGGATTTCATCTTTCCAAGATGCATTGCATAAAAGAGTGAGATAAACGTGTCGGTAGGTGTAGGAAAGCTTTTTCCAAGCTGGATCTACCATCAAGGCTCTCTGCCATTTGATATATCCATTGGTCGACATCGGCAATACCTTATTTTGATGTTTAAGGATTACCCTTGAGAAATAAACTGTCATGAAATATATTCTGAATTGTCGTACAGAGTACATTTCGTCTCAGGGATAGCTGAGGAGGTTGTTTGAGGCTTCCTCAGCTTTTTTTTGAATCTACCCCCCGTTTAGATTAAAAGTCTAGCATTACATCAAATCTTTCAATTAATGTTATCCTGACACAACCCAAGGCTGTGATTATGGATTTTAGATATTTTGTTCATTGCTTCAAACACTACCCAGAATTTAGGTGGTTTATCTTCGCTTTACTGCTAGGCCTTATTTTTACTTTTTGGTTTTTTTTTGCGGCTTGCCTTTGCTTTTAAAAAATCTAGCCTAGCCTTATCGAGATCTTCTAGATTGATGACCCCTTTAGAGGCTCTCATTAAGGCTACTAGCGATGATAAACGGATATCCCTTCCATGTAAAATATGCCATATCGTTGCATTGGCTAGTCCTGCTCGTCTTGCAAACTCAAATTTCGTCATCCCTGTATCGTCTAAATATTCTTGAAGATTCATGATAATCCTTATTTTTATTATTGTGTTTAAATTTACCATTGTGATAGATTCCGGTTACAACCATAATCGTATGGTAAATATTTAACAAGGAGAATTTTATGTTGTGCAATGAAGAAGAAGAGGTTTGTGTTATCAAAGATGAAGAATATCATGCTGCCATCTGGCAGGCCATTGAAAATGGTGATTATGCGGCTATCCAAAGGATAATACTTTCACTTAACGGAGAAAAATGACTGGAATTAAAACAAATTACGACCGCGTGACAAGCGTACTTCGACCTTTCTCTGGAATTGATAAGGTTCCAAAAGAAATATTAGAAGCAGCAAATGATCGTGGAAGGCGCGTACATGCACTTTGTCAAGGTTATATAGAAGGGATCGAAGTCTTGCCGCCTGATGACTTAATTGGCTATGTTAATAGCTTTCTTAAATGGTCGAGCGGCAAAAACTTTCATCATCATCCTGGCAGAAGCTATGATGAAGATCTAAGGATCACCGGAGAAATTGATGGTATCTTCACGCAAGGCCGAGATATATACATATTTGATTTTAAGACCTCTACTAAAGAGGGATCTACCTGGAAATATCAAGGCGCCTCGTACAGCCACATAGTAAACGGTTATCGCGGCATCGATCAGATGTTTGTAATGTTGGATAAACATGGAGGTTATCCAAAAGAATATATTTATAAATATAAGGACAATATTGATACATTTCTAAAATGTTTAGATTTATATCGTGAATTTTTTAAAACAAAAAGGGAAATGGAGATTGAATTTTTATGACTTTAACAACCACTACAGACTTCTCGCCTAGAATATACTCACCAGAAGATGTGCAACTCATGAGAGACACAATCTGTAAAGGATCTTCTGATGGCGACTTTAAGATTTTTCTCATGATCTGCCAAAGAATGAAACTTGATCCTTTCACAAAACAGATCTATGCCGTCTTTAGGAAAGATAGGAAGCTAAATCGCGATGTCATGAGTGTCCAAACCTCTATTGATGGTTTTAGGCTCATAGCAGAAAGAACAGGCAGATATGCGCCAGGCCGTAAACCTACTTTTACTTATGATAAAGATGGCAAGCTACTTTCAGCTACAGCTTATGTCAAAAAAATGACTCAAGACGGCACATGGCATGAAATTGATAGCGAGGCATTCTGGAATGAATATGTTCAATATACCTCTGAGGGAAAAGTAAATACGTTTTGGTTCTCTAAACCTCATGTAATGCTGGCTAAATGTGCAGAAAGTGTGTGTCTTAGAAAATGTTTCCCCCAAGAGCTATCTGGTGTTTATACTGATGATGAAATGGCCCAAGCATCTAATACAATCGAAACTATAGAAGAAAAGCCGATCTATGATGAAAATCACATTGAACAAAAGACTCAAGAGCTACTACTTCAATTTGAAGAGGATGATAGAGAATTCATAAAAAGTTATATAAATAAATGGGCCACTACGAATACAAAGGATTTCATAGATGGTGTTTATCATCATCTTGCGCCAGATAAATTGAATAGTCTAAAAGATAGGCTAAAAGTATATAAACAAAAACAAATAGGTGGATCATGAGATATTTGTTAATGGGATTGGCTTTTTTCTTTGTATCGTGCACTTATTCTATATCACAAGTGCATACTGAAGGACAGGCTAGCGATGTGATTGATGAAGAGCAATCTGCTGATGCAGACGTATCGCCAGAGTTTAGCCTCCCAGCAATTTAATAGATTACATTGGTCACCAATTAAATGTTGGTGACCAATTTCTCAAGACTTTAGTAATCCCTCTATGCCTATCGGTTCATTTACAGGATGATAGTACTCATTCATGATCGAGGCGTTCATGCACCATGTGTTGCGTCCCTGATGCTTATACATTATCTGATTGCCACCTTGTTCGTGAATATGGCCACAAACGAAAAACCTAGGCTGTATACGATCTACAGCATCTCGCAATGATCTGCTTCCACAATGATAACCTTCTTTATTTTGATCCAACATACAATGAAATGGGGTGTGTGAAATTAATATATCGATATCGTTTGGAATTATTTCATATTTCGTCTTTAACAGATGTTCATCGCCAGTAAATGCGGCACAGTTAAGATTCATTTCAGGAAACTTTAGCGACCACGGTGTTCCCCAAATTTTAAACCCTTCAAACTCCGTTCCTGAATCTTCTAGATATTCGATACCAATGGATTTAAAGTCTAAATCAAGGCCTCCCTCAATCTCATTATCATGGTTTCCCGCGATGATAATTTTTCTGGTATAATTTTGTTTCATCAACCAGTTGAAAAAATGGGTGTATTCTAAAGGGGTATCTCTAGCAGTCAAATCACCAGCAATAATCAAAAGATCACCGCCATCTAATTTAGGACAATGACCATGTAAATCGGATATAAAATCAATATCCATTGGGCATCAACTTCTTCTTAGTACGACGTAAGAGAACAGCAGTGTCACTGCGATCTGAAGATTGCACTCCTTCCCAAACATTGTTATCAAATGTCAATTGAACAGTATTTACGAATGCAATCCCATTTGTATGATTTTGGTAAATGTTTGCCGGAATGCGAAACTTCCCTGATGCGTTACGCACTTCGTTGTTCCCAATATACATCTTAAATTCATTTGCTTTTCGCATAGCGCGTTCATCGCGAAATCCAGAACAGTCACCGCATACAGGAAAATTTCGTTCAACAAGCCACCAAGATTTACTTGTTCTTTCACAATCAGTACATTGAATCATTTTTCATCCTTACAAAGTAAATATTACTCAAGTTTTTCAGAACGTAGCAAATCCAATACACGACTAATTTTATCATGAATGCAATCTAATCTACGTCTACAATCATCAAGTTTTTCAAAATCCGGAGTTTCCCAATACGGATCTTTTCTATTAAGATTGCTGAAAAACCAATCATCACAAAACATTTCATGTAAAATCTGTTCAGCTCTTCCTACATCTTGTAGTCGATCCACAATATCAATATTCAATCCCAATCTCCTATATGCTTAATGAGCCTACCTAAACATCCTGGACACTTAGATTTAAGTTCATCATACAAATACTCTTGCTTACATCTCAAGCAAACAAACATCGTCAATTTAAACATAGCTAATGCACTTACACCCTCCTAAATAAAAAAACCTATACTAACAAACATCAGTATAGGTTTCATTCACAATATTTGCAATGTGAAATTACTTGCAAGCTTTTTTCTTTGCTTTTTTTACTTCTTTCTTAACTTCTTTAACCATTGGTTTTTTCATATTCTCACCTATTTTTTTTTCATTTTCTTAAGAGTTTCTGCCAATACAGCACGTTTGCGTGTAATGGGATTCTTAGATTTCTCAGCTTTCTTTAAGACTTTTTCAGGGATATTCTCGCCTTTCTTTATACCTAAAGTTTTACGCAATGCGCCTTTTTTCATGTCGATATCTTGTATCCATTTTTCTTTTGCCATTTCATTTACCTACTTTCTTTTTAGCTTTTTTTCCAGCTGCTTTTCTTTGAACTGCATAGCCGATTGCAGCAGCTTGTGCTCTTGGTTTGCCTGCACGAATTTCTGTAGCTATGTTTTCTGAAAGTGCTTTTTTACTTTTACTTTTAACTAAGGGCATCTACACACCATCCTGAAAGGGGTTATTTAAAATAATTTAGACAATTACATTTATACTGTATTAGGATTATTTTACATATTGGAAAGTGATGTGGTCTTAATTTTTACGAATGTTATATATGAAAAAAATGTCCACAAAGAATTCAATCAGATCATAAGGATTTACATATGAAATAATGAGCCAAAGAAAATTTCTCACATTATCCTTTAACGCGAAAAAATCCGATCCTTAGATTCGAGATGAATAGCAACGTTAAACTCATGCAGCAATATAAGTTATCGTGCCTTGAATGGTATAATCACCGTCGGCAGCCGGTTGTAATGCTCCTGTGGTAAGCACACTAATATTCATAACAGATGCTCCTGGCGCTATTGCAATATTTCCAAAATAAGCTACAATGCTACAATATACTAAACTACCTGATTGACTTATTGCCATATTTGCTGCTGCAACTGGTATACTTATTTGTATATCTCCAGTAGGACTTCCCGACCATGTACCGATAAGAGAAAATGAATAATTTACAAGTTTTCCTATTTGAGTATACATGCCAACACGTGTTGTATATCCAGGATCTCCGCTTGAAGTTGATCCCGTTAGTGTCGGCTGAAATGATGTCGGGGCTACAGATGGGGTCATCCTATTAACTACATAATAATTAGTACCATCCGACTTAAGGGTAATTGATTCATAATTTGTATTAATTTTAGCTGTTGCAGCACCGTCGATAGTCCCTGCTACAGTGGCAATGGTGATGTTATTAGTTGCTGCACCACCTGATTGATCTTTGATGATGAATGATTTATTTCTTGGAAATGGATTTAATAGAGAGTTAGTAGGATTAGGAAGTGTGATTGTCCGAACTGCTGAAGTGTCAGTGACACCTATGTAATAATCATATATAGTTGCATTATAGCTTACAGCTGTTAATTTACTGTCTATTATATCTCCCTGTTGACTGCTTACATTGAAGATTGTTGGGGAAGAATTATAAACATTCCCTGAACAACCAGAGAGATAAAAATTACCGGTAGCAGTTATCATTGGAGTAGCAGTAGCCGCACTAAATAATTGAGTACAATCTACAAGCAAATTTTGATATGGATCGGCTGGAAAAGCTCCACTGATATTTGTTATCTGGCAGTTATAAAACCGCATTCTTCCTTGATTACTATACGATCCAGAAATATTTAGTATTTTTGAATTAATAGCGTATATCTGCGCTCTAGCGGCAGCATCAAGGGAATCGCAAACAATCGACTGCACGTATGAATTGTCATAAATTTCTAAAGTTGCATTTAAACCTAATGTTATTGTACCAGTTGGTTTAATTGTATTAAAAAGATAAATTGATCCTGTATTGAAATTTATATTCCCAAACAACAAACAACTATAGAATAATAGATTAGGAGCAACTCCAGTTCCTGTTTGAGTAAAGGTATTGGCAACTTCAAGACCAAAAAATGAAACACGTGGAGCATATGTACCTGAAAATGTCGTAGTTCCATTTAATCTAGGAGGTTCAACTGTTTCTATTCTATGAGGTTTTTCTGCATATAAATAATAACGTCCATCATCGGCAAATACTAAATCTTCAGTATATGTGCCTTGACGTATATGTATAAGAGCAGTTAAAGGATTTGTAGAGTTTCCATCGGCATCAGCTTGATCGATGGCTGCTTGAATTGTTGAAAATGTCCCTCTTTCACCTGTTGTGGTATTAGCATCAACTACGTATGGAGTATGCCAAGTACGATCTTCAATATAGATTGTATTACCGACGGAGTTTGTCTCCATCACTTGTGTTGTTTTGTACTTTTGACCTTTGATATCTACAATTGGTCCTACAGCTGCTGATCCTGTATCTGGTTCGATAGCTGTTATGTTCGTGCTACCACCATTATTTCCATAACTAGTTACTTGTGACATACTTTTCCTAGATATCGGTAGCTGGCAGTTTCCTGCTCAGCTACCTTTTGATTAATACATTATCTCAATGTAAACAGTTCCAGATACCGGAGCTGTCACTTGTTTAACATAAAATTGGGTTCCAATTGGAAGTACATATGAATCATCAAAACTACTATTCATATTCGATTGAACATCTATAAGCTTAGAAGTATATGCAGGTACAAACCACTTACCATTTGCATCAGTATTATCATCTGAAAAAATTAGATCACCTTGAGTATTGTTATTAATACAAAATCCTCTAATTAATTCAGTTGAAGGAGATCCTACAGCCGCATATACAGCCGAAATACCTCCAAATGCTAATGACCGCATTGAATCAAAAAAACATCTGGCTACACCTATTGGCATCCTTCCTCCTTAGAACATAAACTAGCTTGTTGCTCAGCTAACTGCTGTTCTTGTTTTTGTACTTCAACCATTTTATCAACCATCATTCCTTTAATTCTTAGTAGAAAATCATGGAATTGACCAAGTGGCATATCATTATCAACAATTATTCTTGATTTACCGCAATCGCTCTCAAATAGTTGTACAGGTGTTTGTTTCATTTTAGTCCTATAAAATATGTTTCCAAGATTTACCTTTATTTATTGCACAAATTTGCGATGGTGATACACCAAAATCTTGCGCTATTCTCTTGGATTTTATGCCAATTTTTAATAAATTTCTAATCTCAATTACAGATTTTTCATCAAGTTTAGAGTTACGGTTCTTTACACCTAAAGCTAATCTTCCTTTTTTCCTAGAATCTTCATTATTTTCTTTTATAGTTCCTAAAAATAAATGATCTGGATTTGTGCATGGAGGGTTGTCACATGAATGACAAATTAACATCCCATTTGGAATTTCTCCTTTATGTAATAACCAAGATATTCTATGAGCCTTTCCTTGTTTATGATATCCACATGGAAGTTGTCCATAACCATCTTTATCTACAACTCCATTCCATAGCCAACAACCATCTTTTTTGATAACATATTTTTCATAATTTATTTTAATCTTTTCCAACTTTTGAAATTCTGTAGCTGTTTTCCATTGAAATCTTTTTTCATTAAACGATGCTAAATTTTTAGCATTCCATTCATACCAACATTTTTTTCCGCAAAATCTAGCTCTCGTTTGATTCTTATATCTTTTCCAATAAAACTCATTTCCACACAACTCACAATTTGAAATACCTTTCATAATGACCATCCTTTTTTATAATGGCCATTATGATTTAAAGTGTATTTTTATACAATGTTCTGGCCTAACCAGAGGGTCCCGTTGTATACTAAGTTATATGATTCATAGGCTGTATTGATAACTTTAGTTGCGGCAGATGTTCCAGCGGCAGCAATGTTTTTACCATTTCCATCGATAGTAATATTGCTTCCTGCTGCGGCTCCACCAGCATCATAAATAGTTACTGTTCTACCTGTTGCTGGAGATGCTGGAAGTGTAATTGTCATTACGCCTGCACCTGTATCTACCCCAACAAAATAATCTGTTCCTAAGAGTGCATATGGAGAAGCATCAACACCAGTTACAACTGCTGTGACAGCATGTTTGATACCTGTTCCTAATAGGATACCATTGGTACCAGCATCAATTGTCATACCTGAAGCAGCACCACTTGCATTAATAACGATTGCATCGGAAACGTTTTCAGTAGCTGTAATATTTACAGAACCACCAGTGTTAACAATGTCAATGTCTTGAGCGGCAGCTCCAGTAGCTAAAATATCGATACCACCAGCACCAGCTGAAATTACGATTGCATCTGCTGCATCTTCACCAGCTGAAATATTTGCTGAGCCTGCTGTGCAAACGATATCAATATCTAAAGCAGCACCACCAGCTGCTGTCATATCGATACCACCAGCTGTAGAAACAATAGTGATGCTGTTAGCTATAGCTTCAGTAGCACTGATATTTACTGAACCGCCTGTATTAACCAGATCAAAGTCTTGACCAGCTGCACCAGTAATCGAAATATCCATACCGGTATTGGTAATTACCATTGAGGTTGCGATATTCTCACCAGCTGTAAGATTGATAGATCCCGAAGTACAAACAATATCGATGTCTTTTGCAGCTGCTCCCGTTGCAGTAATATCAATACCACCAGCAGATGTCATATTGATAGAATCGGCGTTTGCTTCTGTAGTGACAATATCAATCTCACCAGCTACGTCAATATCAAGACCGCCTCCACCTGCAACAAGATTCAAAGCGTCATCAGTAGCTAAGCCAGCTGTAAGAGTGATACCACCAGCTGTCGATGTAAGACCGATACTTGCAGCATTTGTACCTTGAGCAGCTGTTACTGTAATACGTTCGGATGTACCACCGTTGGTTCCGATAGTAATAGCACCTGCATCATTCTCAGTTGCTGAGATATTGACGCTTGATCCAGTAGCAATTATATCGATATCTTCTCCAGCTGTTGCACCTGAAGCTAAAATATCAATGCCACCTGCTGTTGATTCAATCTTTATAGAATCGGCCACGTTTTCGGTAGCTGACAGTACGATAGAACCACCAGTATTTGTGATATTAATGTCTTCTGTTGCTGCACCAACTGCATCAATGTCAATACCACCTGCTGATGCCAAAACTCTGATGGCGTCTACAGCGTTTTGCGATGATGTAATATTGATTTGCAATGCTCCATCAACATCAACTCCGCCTGCACTAGATGTTATATTAATACCATCAGCTGAAGCAAGAGCTGCTGACAAAGTAATACCACCAGCTGTTGACACCAAGTTAATGCTATCTACGCCTGTTCCTTGAGAGGATAACAAAGTGATTCTTTCTGATGCTCCACCATCAGCTTGTACAATAACAGCACCTGCATTGTTTTCTGTCGATTTAATATTTACAGATGATCCTGTAGCGATAATATCGATGTCTTCTCCAGCTGCTGCACCCGATGCTAGAATATCAATCCCACCAGTTGTGGATTGGATAACGATAGAATCTGCTGCGCTTTCTGTTGCAGAAATAACGATAGAACCACCAGTATTTGTAATGTTGATATCCTCTGTAGCAGCTCCAACCGCATCAATATCGATACCACCAGCCGAT